ATACACAGTGGGGTGTGGCTACGATGGCCAACCTGTTCAAGGGACACGAACAGGGACACAACGCCATCGAGCTTCCGTCCCGAAGGAACCACGCTGGAATCCAAGCCCTTGTCGAGCAGCTGGTTGCCTGGTACCCTACGCCTACCATGAACAAGGCGCCTGTCCAGGACTGCGTGATGGCTCTGTGGTTTTGCGAGATTCGCTGCCGCGAACTTCTCGACTTCCAGGATGGCTCCGCGCACTGGGACGCAGGCTGGCTTTCCGAGCGCGAACGTGAAGAGCAAGTAGTAATCAACATCGACTGGTACCAGGCCTCACAGGGCTTCTCAAGTATGCCCGACCTACCAGAGCCGACTATCGTTAATGACGCCCGCTGGTGGGAGGGTTAATGGCCACAGTTTACGAGATCGCTAAGAAGGTAGCAGCGACTCGCATGCGTTATTATCTGCGTGACCTTCGTATGAATGAGGTGCGCGCTGTTCGCGCATCCGAGCTTGACCGCGTAGCCCCAGGGCTACTGGCCGATGACTTTCCGAAGCCCATCGTTTCCAACATCATCAATGTCGCGGCCCAGTATAGCTCCGAGCAAATCGGAGTTATGCCCACTGTATCTTGTACTACAGGTGTGATGGTCAGTGATCGTCAAAAGAAGTACGCCCAGCGTCGTACGCTGATCGCGCACAACTACCTGGAGAACAGCCGCATCAAGGTCAACCTCGTTGAGGCCAGCGACTGGCTCAACACCTACAGCTTCCTACCTATCGTACTTGAGCCGCACTTCGGTGACGAGTACGCAGAGGCGGGTCCCCGACTACGCTTTGAGAATCCGCTGGGCTGCTACTACGAACTAGATGTATACGCCCGTACGCGCTACTTCTTCAAGGTGTACGACTCCGACGTGGACTCGCTCTGTGCGAAGTTTCCACATCTCGCTAACGCGCTACGCGCGGGTACTCACGCCGAGAGTAACCAGAAGCTAGAGCTTGTCAACTACATGGATGATGAGACCATGATCTGGTTCGTCCCTTCCAGGGACAACCTAGAACTTCTGCGCATGGAGAACAAGTTCGGGCGTTGTCCGGTGTTCGTCGCTGAGGCGCCGAAGTTTGACGACGAGAATCGCGGCGCGTATGATGATGTGATCTGGATTCAGATCGCCCGCGCCGTCTTCGCCCAGATGGGTATGCGAGCGGCCAAGAAGGCTGTTAACTCGCCGCTCGTTGTACCGAGCGACGTGGTCCAGATTCCATTCGGACCCGACCGTGTCATTCGCACTAACAACGGTGAGAAGATTCACTACCCTATCGCTGACATGCCTCCAGCGGCGTGGCAGCAGGGGGAGATCCTGAATCAGGACATCACTGTCGGTGCTCGTTTCCCTGAGGGTGCAACCGGAAAGTCTCCAGGCTCGATCGTTACTGGTCGTGGTATGGAAGAGCTGATGGGTACCATCGACTCCAAGGTTCGCACTTATCAGCTGATTCTTGGTGACGCGCTACGCCGCGCTATTGGTGCTGCATTCGAAATGGATGAGAAGTTCTGGCCAGAGAAGCGTCGCTTCATCCGTGTTCAGGTTAACGGTCAGCAGTTCGAGGAGACCTATGTTCCGTCGCGTGATATTGCAGGCGTCTATCAGGTTGATGTTACGTATGGGATGGCAGCGGGAATGGACCCCAACCGGGCCCTTGTATTCCTACTCCAGGCCCGAGGCGACAAGCTCATTAGTCGTGACTTCGCACTGCGACAGCTGCCGTTCGATGTCAACGTAGACCAGGTCATGGAACAGATCGATACTGAAGAGATGACTGATTCTTTGAAGCAGATGCTAGCCCAGACCGCTATGGCGATCCCGGCGATGGCTGCGCAGGGAGCGGATCCTACAGACACGATCACTAAGCTCGCTAAGGTTATGACAGAGCGCGAGCGCGGGGTTCCTCTACATGAGGCGATCCTCAAGGCTTGGGCGCCACCTCCAGCGCCTCCAGGACAGGACCAGACGGCCCAGCAGGGTCCTCCTGGTATGGGTGGACCTCCGGGTCCTCCAGGAGCCCCACAGGGGCCTCCAGGCGCTCCGCCTCAGGCTCCGCAGCAGCAGGATATTATGCAGATGCTTAGTGGCCTATCTGGTGGGAGTGGCAACCCGAATCTACAAGCTAACGTGAAGAGGACGATTCCAGCGTGAACGCGGACCTAGAACGACTAAAGAAGATTATGGTGTCCCAGGACATCAACATCGAGGATGAGCGCTTTGTACGAGCGTTCCGTCTCTATGAAAACCCTGCCGGTTGTGAACTGTGTGGGGCGCGTACCAAGGTAGCGAATGTAGTTCCTGCCAAGGGCAAGACACCAGAACACATGAAGACCGCTTGCTGCGGCCAGAAGGTAGGATAGTATGGCTAACCCAGGTGGGCGCCAGATGCCCCGCGCCGACTACGGCGATGCAACTCCCCCAACTCCCCCTCGCCAGGGCTCTATGGGCCCTGAGGCTATGGGCCACAACCGCGTAGATGAGCACACGTTTGAGTCTGGTCAGGCACCAGCGAATACTGGTGCTATTGAGAGCAGTTACACTGGCCTGATTGATAGTGATGGTCTAGACGGCCACGCTATGGACTTCACTGCTATGGCAGGTGGGACAGGCATTTCCAACGGTTGGGGTGGCGAGAATATTCGCGGTTTCCGTTCCACACCAGTTGGCGGAACTTATAACCCAGGCCAGGGGGCTGGCCCTGGTGACCCAGGAACCGAGCGCAGCAGCGCGGGTTACGGAGGCTAAACATGATGCGATTCCCGATCGACGATGATGACGATGAGGAACTGGTGCCGTTTCCGACACCCCCAGGTTCTCCCAAGAAGGGAACTAAGTGGCTGATCCTCGGAGCGTTCTTTGAGCTGATCGGGGATCTCTTCAAGGCTTTCGCTATGTTCTTCAGTTCTCTTACTGAAGAGTCGCTAGCCAAGTATCGAGCCGAGCGAAACCGCCAGGCTTTTGCCGAACAGGCATCTCGTGAAATCGAGATGTTAGTATCAGGGAAGTATGATGCCACCTCCACAGAACCCAGCAGGGGTGTCGGGTCCGGGAGCGCTGAGTAAGCGTACCGATGGTGGCCCAGCCCAGGCGCTAAAGGACCTACCCGATGCCAAGTATGGTGAGAACTCTCAGTTCCAGGCTCTTCAGCAGGGCGCATCTCTCTCTGCGAGTCCAAGCCCTCAGGGGCAGTCTCAGCCACTCGATGTGGGATCTCTTCCACCGAATCCAGCGGCTGGGCAAGTCACACCTCTCTCTGCGCCTTCAGCTAGGCCCAATGAACCTGTCACAGCTGGAGCAGCCCTTGGTCCTGGTCCTGGCGTTTCTGCTATCAGTGGCCAGCCTGCTCAAGTAGCTCAGCAGGATATCGGCAAGCTTAGCCAGTCTCTACCGTTCTTTGAGATGATGGCCAACATGCCTGATGCTAATCCATCTACTCGACTACTAGTGAACATGGTCAAGGGAATGTCCTAATGTCTACTGCTATCACGACTTCGATGAACTTTCTGGGCAATGCCCTACAGAGCATCCTGTCTGACCCGAAGGGTGCACAACACCCAGACCTAGCAGTGGGCGCAGCTTTCGATGTGCTCAAGAACACTCCGATCGACCAGTTCTCAAATGTACCGCACTACCAACTAGGGGAAACCGTCAATGAGTCTCCAGCCGTTTCAGCAGGGAGCCCAGGGGGCTAATGGCGCCCTAGGCCAGACTGGTGCGCTTGGACAGACCGGTACCCTTGGCGCAGCTGATACTCAGCAGTATCAGGCACAGCAGCAGAACCTAGCGGCTATCACTGCCGCTCAGGAACAGCAGGCACAACAGGATCAGAGCAAGCAGCATGACCCATCCAAGGGATGGTCTCTAAACCCATTCCAGGACATCGGCCAGATCTGGCACGATGTTGAGTCCCACTCGGTATCCTACGTATTCAAGGGTATCAACTGGGCGGTTACTAACCTAATCAAGCGTCCGTACACCGCTGCTACACTGTACAGTGCTAAGAACGAGTACGATGCTTCTCAGGGAAATGCTAACTGGTCTTGGTGGAAGGGCTCCCAGTGGGCTCAGGCTTGGAAGGATTCGGCAAACGTTTCTCCAGGCCAGGCCACACTTGTAGCTATGCAGGATCAGCAGGGCATCACCTGGAAGGATCCTCAGCGCGTAAACCCGCAGGATACCACTGCGGTCCACCAGTTCATTTCGAACAGTGCTGGTAACAAGTTCGCCTCTGGTGCTGCTGACGCAGCGGTAGACTGGTATGGTGATCCGTCTAATCACATCACCAAGCTGTCTGCCGGAATCAAGGCGTTCAAGAATGCTCCTATTCTGAACACGGATAGTATCGCTGAGCGTGTTTCTAAGCTAAGTACTCCTCAGGCAGAGGCCTACTATAACAAGGTTCCAGAGATGGACTTTGCTACTCTGTCTGAGCACCCGATGGTTAAGGGATCCTCTTCGGCACCTAACCCATACAGGTATGAGACTGCCGCCCTTCTCTCTGATGCCAAGAGTGCGGACCAGGCCAAGCTGATCCACATGGTGCTCGCGGGTATCCCGCACTTCGGCCCAACTGAGGGTGAGCTTGTTGATGAAGCAGCTGGTGCTGCTTCGTCTCCTAAGGCTCTGGACAATCTAGCTCAGCAGAACCCGGCTCTTGCAGCACAGGTTTCTAACGCAATCATGCCTCTTGAGGTTACTGAGAAGGCTGCTCTGGACTATGGTTCCGAGGAAGATAAGGGTGCATGGCTAGCTAAGATCGCTAAGGTCAAGGCTGATGCAGCCCAGGCTAGCCTAGATATCGACCCTGATACAGCGGCCCGTATTGCCAAGCTATTCGGACGACAGCGTGATATCACTAAGGTGAGCGCTATCTCTGAGCGTCTGGCAGAGCTTCGTGGAAACCTGAAGTACGCGAACACTCGTGATGTTCCGATCCTGAAGATGGTGCACAACGCACCGTTTGCCTTCCCGATTCGCATTTACCAGTCTCTCACAGACCGCGTACCGGGTATGATCAACCACAACTCCGATGGGGCTGTTGAGTCCGCGCGTACTTGGCTGAACAAGTCCTCCACTCTGACACCAGATCAGAAGGTAGAGTATGCTCAGCGCTATGCGCTAGCTACCGTGGCAGATCGTCAGCGTACTTGGAATGACATTGAGAATAGTGTCTACAAGCATGTCGGTGAACGCTTTGGTCTTCCATCTGATCAGATGAACAAGATCCTGACTACCACGCGTAAGAAGGGTCAGACCATCTACATGGCCGCAAAGACGCGAGCCTACGGTGACCTGAAGTTCAACGATGGTTCTTCTCAGGGCATTCTGCCCACTGATGATGAGGATGTTATCCTACATCCGCAGCTGATTACTCAGCTTGAGCAGGGGGCTATGCCTCTAGCCAACCTGAAGCAGCTGGAGAACGCGCTGGAGCGTATGCAGGACACGGGTGTGCTTGCACCTCTGAAGAATGCTTACGCCACCTCTCGTGATACACTAGCTAGCATCCTAGAGAACGTCTATGGTGTCTGGAAGCCAACTACTATGATGACCGGCCACCGCGTGTTCAACCACGTTGGTGATGACTTCCTACGCGGAGTAGCCAAGATCGGTGCGGTTGCTTCTCTCAAGAACCTAGGCCGTGGCCTAGCGGACTTTTACTACAACACCAATGCTCGTCTTAACAACATTAAGGTGATCGGCAATACAGTTGCCTACCACCAGCAGGCTGTAGAGATTGCCAAGGCTGAGTATGAGGGACTGGTAAACCAGTTCAAGACTCAGAAGGCCTGGAAGACACAGATCCCCTCTGGGGCTCTGATTACTCCGTCTATGCTTCTGGAGAAGAAGCAGTACTGGCAGGCCCTCAAGGATGTCGATCTAAACTTCATCCCAACTTACCACAAGATGGGTGAGGGTACCTTCAAGATCCCTGGATCCAACCTTACCTATGATGAGGCATTCGGCGGACCTAACGGAGACTGGCAGCGCTACATCACTTCTTCCCACCCGACATTCATGTCTACGGTGGATGGTGCTGCGAAGATGACTCATGCTACTCAGATGGCGATCCGTGGTGGTGGCTTTGCCACTATCAAGGCTGTGGACAATGTAGATCAGCATACTGCTGCCTATGTTCACTACATTCGCAACCAGCTAATGCCCGATCCGGCCGCAAGCCAGATCGTTCGTGGTGTTCCGCTGGAGAATGTATCCAAGTGGATGACTGACACCCCGCAGGGGCGTGCCTATATGAAGGCGCTACATGTTGGTGATCCGGATGTTAAGGTCAATGAGCTGGCTACGATGGTCAAGACCTACCTTCCGAAGGATGGTATGCGTGATGCGGCTATCTCCGGTCGGTTCAACGCTCGCACGATCTTTGACTACCTGCCTGACGCTGCTGATCGTCCTGATATCAACGCCAATGTGGCGGCACTTGTTCACGGCGGTGATGGTGCTACTAACATCCTGAAGAAGTCTTCTGACTGGCTCATGCAGATGACGGGAACTATGCCGGATGATATCCTTGTCCGACACCCACTCTACAACACTCTGTACAAGTCTCACCTGACTAGCGACGTTCAGTCGTACATCAACCAGACGGGGCATGATATTCAGGATCTGCCGATCCTGGACCTTCTTACACAGGGTGCGCATGCAGCCGCACGCAAGGATCTCCAGAACCTGGTGTACGACACCTCTCGGTTCAACGACATGGGCCACACGCTTCGCTTCATCAGCCCGTTCTTCAACGCTTGGTTCAACGCCATGTCCACATGGTCTAGGCTAATCATTGAGAACCCTGGTCTTATCGGACACAGTTACCAGGCTAAGCGAGCACTGTGGAATTCCCCGTTTGCTGTTGACACCCGCACGGGTAAGCAGGCAGATGCGACGACCCCATGGGACCAGACCTCGTTCGTTATGCATATGCCTAAGTGGGCAGCCGATCGCTTCATTGGAAGCGAGACAGTCAAGGATCTTGGCAAGGCTACGTTCATGACTGGCATGGGCAATATCCCGATTGATGCCAAGA